TTCGCCTTGGCTTTGTTCTGCTCGTCAATGTCTAGGTCAGACATCTGGCTCATCTGCGTACCAACCTTCCCAGTCGAGCCTGACCACCATCCGAGAGGGTGAAGGCTGACTGATCTACTTCTAGGTGTCCTGCCTTGATCAGTTCCGCGATGGTTGCGCGGTTGAAGATGTGCTCGTTGAGGAAGAACCAGCCCTCTGGCGCGATTGCGTCCGAGTACCGGATGCTCAACTTGGCGAACTGGCGACCAATCTTGGGGTCATAGCACCAAGCATCTGCGCCCTCTTGCACGCACTTGATGCCCTCATCCAGCTCAGGAGTGAGGATCTCGATCTGACTCACTTCACGCACGCCTTGTGCCGCCACTCAAAGCGACGGCCCTTCTCGTGGATTACCAGTACGCGCGTGCCAGGGAACACCTGCCGCTTGGGATCGGTGTAGTCGATCACCTTGCCGCAGTCGGTGCAGTTGGTGACTGTCCATACCGGCGGCTTGGCTGCGCCTGCGCGCTTGGTCTTTACGCCTGCCACTGCAATGCCCTCCAGATCCAAACCACTGTTGCTGCCGTGGTGAGCAGGTAGATCATTGACGGCGCAATACCTACGCCGCGCTTGATGCTCATCGGCAGACTAGCGAACACCACGAGAAAGAGCGCGGTGTTGATGACAATCAGCGTCACGCCGACATAGGCGAAGGCGCTCACAGGTCAGCGAGACCTGAGAGCAGCGCCATCCGGTCGTTGGCGACCTCAATGGCTCCCTCAATCGTTGGTGCTTGAAAGGTCAGTTCTGTGCCTTGTGTGTCGGTTAGAACGATTGTCCAGGTCACCTGATTCTCTTGATCAGCGAATGGGTGCTCGACGCGCACTAGTCCGTCGTAGTGGTAGCCGAGCTGTGCGGCGCGTGTCTCTAGTTCGGTCAGGTCAGTATTGCTCACGATTCCTCCTCATAGGATGACTGCCAAAGACCGTTATCCACCATATGCTTACGCAGGATCGCGTAGGAGTCCTCCGCTGTCAAGCCTGTTGTGTCGATCTGCAAGTCGTACTCGGTCTGAAGGTAGCCAAACTCGGTCACATCGCTGACCCCTTGCAGCACCCCACGCCGCTGTGTCCGAGCCTCCGCCGTAGCGTGGACTCTGACGATCACGATGCCTGGGATGTGGTGCCGGAGGTAGTGCGCCTCTAGCGGCAGCCGTACATCGTCTACGGCGACGAGCCGGTTGGCGCTCTTGACCTTCAGATACTCGGCGTGCCACGCCTTGATCCAGAACGATGCGTCTAGCTCGCGCAGCTGCGCGCCGATCTCCTGCAAGATCTCGCGGCCAGACACTTCGACATCCAGTCCTAGGCGACGCTGGCTGTAGTGCTTACCCTTGTCAAAGTCCTCCCCATAGCCCAGTGCAGCCACGGTGCGGATCGTCTCCGCAATCGGCAGCACCGTATACGGATGCACGCGACGCTGCTCCAGCATCGCCGCGAGCGTTGACTTGCCAGAGCCTTGCGGCCCTACGAATGCGATGTTCATCGGTTGACCCTCCTGAGGTAGTCGATCCACATATGAACGCGCTGTGGATAGCGCTCAAAGAATCCGATGGCTCGGTTGCAGGGTGAGCAGAGCAGCGCCCTGACACACTTGCCGCACGAGATCGGCACGCCCTTTGTCCTGCCGGTACTGAGTGTCTCGTAGGTGCAGCAGCGCGGATCGTGATCCACCGTCACCGCCCTAGTCTCGCCAAAGCGGAGTGGCTCCTTACACGCTCCACATCGATCAGCCTGTGCCAGCCGTAAGGCCGTGTACTGCTCCATCGTCATCCGATGGTTGTAGAGCGTGTACCGCAACACCCTCACAGCTCGTTGGTCCTCAGTCTCTTTCTCCCTCCAGGCTCTCGTTGCCAGAGCGCGCTTGCTCGGCTGCTCTTGCTTACGCATTCTTCTTCAGTCCAAGAATCTCGTTGAGTGGCGTGAGCCTTCCAGAGCCAGAGCGTTTAGGGGATATAGGGGTTCTATTCTTTTCTCCTTCTCCTTCTCTTTCTCTGTCCGTTGACCTACCCCTGTTTTGATCTCGCCACTTTTGTCCACGAGAGGTCGAGGTGGGGTCGACTTGATAGCGAGAGTAGTTCGACACGGCGATGACTCCGTCTCCAGATTCTGTCAGGAGACCACTTTTCAACAGGCCGTCCACACCCCTAAAGAGGCGTGCGCCGATGACGGTCTTGAGGTGCTGTCGGTTCTTGAACACTCCGCCGGAGCGGAGCAGCTTCACCTCACCGATGATCGTGATGAACGCGCGGAACTGCGTGTCAGTCAGCGCCGAGATCTCTGCGTCTCGGTGTGCATTTGCTACCCACTTGAACCAAACCATTCGTCCTCCGCTCTGTGTTAGTGGCTGGGAGAGGTGGAGGTCACCAGTCTCTCCCAGCCGTAGATGATGCCGTTGACTAGAACGGCAGTTCCTCAAGCGCTGTCTCCAGCTCAGGGTTGCCATCGTGCAGCCCCTTCGCCTTGGCGGCAAGCATTGCCTCACCCTCATCGCGCACCTGGGCGTTGACCCACGCGATGCTCGGCTTCCTCTTGCAGAACTCGCCGTTCGACTTGCCAGAGCAGGCGTAGAAGGCGCTGTACTCCTTGCCAGCCTTGCTGACACCGGCAGGCTTATGCGACCAAGCCGTGCGGTGGTCTGGGCATTCGCCCTCTGCGAACAGCATTGCTGCTGCTACGGCCACATCGCTCGTAGAAACCGACGGCTGAGATACCCTCACAGAATCAACGGAGAGGGGTCTAGGAGCCACGGAGAGGCTCGCGCCTGAGCCTGACGCATAAAGAGACCGCCCCACGCCAAGGAGAGCCGCGCAGCGGCGAAGAGCGTCGCTTGATGCCTCCTTCAGAGGCTCGTCGCTTTGACCACCGTTGGGGTAGCCGTAATCTTCCTTGGTCGAAGCAACGCCATCCACTCGGATGGTCAGCGTTCCCTTGATCGCCTTTGCGGTGCTGTCGACCACGACGCTCTCAAAGTTCCACCCAGTGATGCCCAAGACATCGTCTAGGCGCTGAGCTACGGCTCGTGCATCTGCGTAGGTAAAGGTCATTCCGCCGCGCCCTGGGCGCTGCTTCAGATCTGTGCCGGTGAACGGTGCGGCCAGTGCCGCTGCGATTTGCTTAGTCATTCTCTGATCCTCCAATGGTCTCTACAGGTAGCAACTGCTCGGCTACCAGATTCAATGAACTCGCCTTTGCAATATGTCCGCTCTCGAATACGGTTCCCTCCTTCACTTCATATGCCAGATAGAGATACTGGCTCTTATCCATCACTCCGAGCAGCCACGCACGCTGGTACTTATCCGCGTGGGGTGGCCCATTGCGGTCCTCTCCAGGCGCGAGCTGCAAGTGAACGAAGGCGTAGTAGTCCACCGCTTGGTGGTCTCGGATGTAGTCAAAGACGCTGACCTCAACATCGTTGGCTGCCGGTCGGCTCCACCCCTTGGTCTTGACATCGACCTTGAGACCGCACACCTCGTAGTCGTGCGTCGTGAGGTCCACTGGGATGAACGGCATCTTGCGCTCGCTGAGTACCGCCTCAAACACGGCCTGACCTAGCACGCCAGTCCAAGTCGTGTTGCCGTCCGCCTTCTCCTTTCGGAAGCGCAGCGCGCTGCTGGACTGCGCCTGCTTGAACATCTCTTCAGCCCTGACCTTGATCGCGGTGGTGAGTTCTACTTCGATCACGCTTGGTCCTCCTTCCCAAAGACGCGGAATACTCGCGCCCCTGGCTTCTCTGAGGTGAAGCGTGTGACTGCCTCACCGTAGGTGTCTGGAGCAACCGTTCGCAGGACATCCGCGATGCTCTCCCAGTCCACCTTGACGCTGCTCTTGTTGGTCTTCCAGGTGGCAAGCCAACCCTGACCCTTGACTCCTTCGCCATCGGCAATGGCTTCCTTGATGGCGATTGCCATCTCCTTCAGCGCGGCATCGGCAGCCTCTGCCTCCGCCTTCGCTTCGATGTAGAGGCGTGCGATGTGATCCAGCTGCGGATCAGCCACGGCGTAGGTGTTGTTGCTCTGCGGCTTGACTTCAGCGAGCGTGTCGCTGTCGTTGCCGGTCAGAGGTGGCGGAGTCTTGGACTGCACCAACTCGCGGAACAGGACGGCCTTGTCAAACAGTTGCGTCTGGTAGACAGGGTCAGCCTCCACGCGCTCAATGCGGAATACTAAGCCAGAGAGCAGCACGGCGACATCGCAGTACGACGCGCCTGTGATGAACATCTGCCACTGCACCTGGTCGACATACTCAGGTGGCACTGGGTACAACTGCCAGCGGTTGCTCGTTGAGGTCTTGATCTCTACGAGACCGTCGGTGTCGCCCACGATGGTGCGATCCAACGAAGCCATCGCCCAAGGGTGTTCCTTCAGGCGCACGATGCCGTTGCTCTTCCGCAGCTTCTTGCCAGTCTCGGCGGTGTAGTAGTCGGCGACTGCCTGCTCTAGCAGTTGACCGCGCTGTGCGGCCGCTCCGACTTCCTGCTCACCGACCTGACCAGTCAACTCTGCCCAGAGGCGATACGCGGTCTTGTACGGCGACGTGCCGTTGATGGCGGTGATGCCGGTGGCGGTGATGCCGCCCTTCCGCATCTCGAACCACTCTGGACTCCGCTGCGGTGCGGATACAAACTCAAAGCGCTTGCTCACTTGACCTCCTGTGTCTTTTTCA